CCTGTTTCTCAATATCTTGCGAACCAGCCCGAACTGGCCTCGATCAGCCCTGATCAGCCTGAACCAGCACCGACTGGCCGTGAGCTTCCCCGACTGGCCACGGCGTCGTTGGGGGGAAAACATTATGGCGACCTTGTGGCCGCCTGGTCAGCCAAGTATTTGCGTGTCGAGTTGTTTCCGTGGCAGGTGTACGCCCTTAGTGGGCAGCTGCAAGTTGACGATGACGACCGATTCGTGTTTCGTGAAAGCCTTGTTAGTACGGCGCGACAGAACGGCAAAAGCGTTGCCCTGTGCGCGCTTATTGGCTGGTTTGTGACGGACTATGCCGCGATGGTTGGGCGGCCTGTCAACGTGTTGTCAACCGCTAACCAGTTAGATCGAGCCGAAGCTATCTTCAGCACCCTGGCGCCCGTACTGGTCGAGTATTTTGACGGCAAACAGCTGCAAGCCATCGGCCGCAAACAAGTGCAGGTCGGTGCGTCGTCGTGGCAAATCAGGGCCGCGACCACACGCCTGCACGGCGGCTCATTTGATCTGATTGTTGTCGACGAATTGTGGAATATTCCGGCGGCCGTCCTTGACGAAGCGTTGCGCCCGTCGATGATTGCGCGACCATCGCCGCTGTTGTCGTGCTGGTCAACCGCCGGTGACGCGTCATCCACAGCCATGATTAACATGCGCGAAAAGGCATTGGCTGACATTGAGGCTGGCACCGTGTCCGACCTGTATTTGGCCGAGTGGTCTATGCCCGCCGACGTATCCGGCCCTGACTATTGGGGCTACGCCAACCCAAGCCTCGGGTACACAATTACCACAGCCGCGCTCAAGGCCGCCCAAAAACACGAGTCGTTCGCTCGAGCGCACCTTAACCAATGGATAACCGCTCGAGGCGCATGGCTTGAGCCTGGCGAATGGGAAAAGCACAAGACCACACTGCCGATGGGTGCCGGTGGGGTGCTGGCTGTTGACAGCAGCATCGACGAGGCCCGCTATGTTGGGGTGCGAGCCGCCACCGTTGACGGCCGCGTCATGGTTGACGTCGCGTTCGTGGTTGATACTGAGGACGCCATGTGGGCGGCTGTTGAGCAGGTCATGGCTGACAAAACCGTGACACTCGCTGTGACACCGACGCTCGAGCTGCACCTACCGACCAACCTGAACCGCCGTTTTACCACCGTCGGCTACGGCGAACTGTTGCGCTACACATCGCTGGTACGTTCCATGATTACTGAAGGCCGAGTCATCCACAGCGGCCACCGCCTACTTGCCGAACATGTCACCCGCGCTGTCGGTGTCAAAACCGCGCAAGGTTTTGTCCTGTCATCACAAAAATCGCCAGGCGTCATCGAATTGGCGCGGTGCGCAGTGTGGGCAATCAGCCTGGTATCGAAACCAGTTTCTAGTCAACGCCCCGTCATGGTGGTCGCCAACTGACCTAGCATGGCGTAGTAGGTGCCTGCCTGGCGTTGTCGGGACTACAGGTAGGCACCACAGATCGAGGACACCATGGCCCTGTTCGGCAGAAAAGAAACCAGAGCGCAAATCAGCCCCGTGGCCGCACCGGCCAAAGCGGCGGCTGCTGGTGTGAACATGTCGTCGTACTCGGGCCAGAACGCTGGCCTCAACATGGTCGGCCAGTATTACAGCTACCAAGAAGGCGAAGCACGCAACCGCGCGATGCAGGTGCCTGCCATTTCTCGAGCGCGTGACTTGCACGCCAGCGTGATTAGCGCGATGCCCTTAAAAATGTACCGTGAACGCTGGAACGACACCGACCGCGAAATGGTGTATGAGGATTTGGCGCCTCGATCATGGCTGCGCAGACCTGACCCGTCTATCCCATACGAGACACTTATGGCGTGGACATTTGACGACCTGTTCTTTTTTGGTCGCGCGTTTTGGTACATCACCAGCCGCACCCAAGACGGTTACCCTGCGTCTTACACACGTTTGCCTGCTGGTTCAATCACAACCGATGACCAGGTTGGCCCTGTGTGGTTTGCACCGTCAAATGCTGTGTATTTCCAAGGCGGCGAAATTGACCCGTCGCTGTTGGTGCAATTTATCAGCCCTGTGCAAGGTGTCATCTACTCAAGCGAGCAAGCCATAGCCACCGCGCTCAAAATTGAAGACGCCCGCTATCGCAACGCGAACACCGCTATACCGTCAGGCATCCTGAAGCAGACCGGCGGCGAACCGCTTAGTGCGCAAGAGCTTGCCGACCTCGCGGCCGCGTTCAATGCTGCGCGCGTCACGAACCAAACCGCCGCGCTTAATGAGTTTCTGTCATACGAACCGACGACGGCGACACCGGACAAAATGCTGCTGATTGAGTCGGCGCAATTCAGCGCGTTGCAAATGGCACAGATTTGCAATATCCCACCGTACCTGCTTGGTGTTCCGACCGGCAGTTACGCGTACACCAACAGCCGTGAAAGCCGGTGGGATTTGTGGCTGTACGGCACCAAAACGTACGCCGAGTGCATCACCAGCACGTTGTCGGCTAACAGCATTTTGCCGAACGGCACGTTTTTGGAATTCAATACCGACGAATATTTAGGCGAAATCGACGACGCAAACATGACCCGTGAGGACATCACGGTGCAAGAAAATACACAGGAGAACATCAGATAATGCCGTACTACATCACGCGAGAGTCACAAGAATGCGCAGGCTACGCCGTTGTCAGCGTGTACGACGACCAAACTGAACTGCATGGCTGCCACTTAACGCGCCAAGCTGCAATTGACCAAATGGTTGCTATGAGCGAAGAAGAAGGCATCGAACCAGGCGGCGACCTTGATCAAATTGAAGAAAGTGTCGAAGAGGACGACGACGAAATGTACGCCAGCAAGGTTGTGCGCCTGTCGTCGCCGGTGCGCATCATCAGTTTCTCGGGCAGTCAGGTCACCCTTGACGCAGCCGGTGATACCCCGAGCCGCACAATCAGCGGCATCGCGGTGCCGTACAACGTGACCGCCACCGTCTCCGACGGTACACAGGTCATGTTCCGCCCTGGCGCCCTGCCCGTTGACGGCAAAGCCCCCAAGTTATTCATGTATCACGACGCCAGCCAGCCTGTCGGCCTTGTCACAGGCCGCGTTGACACCGACGAGGGCATGTTGTTTACCGCCAAGGTCAGCAAAACCGCCGCAGGCGACGACGCGCTCGAGCTAGCCAAAGATGGCGTGATTGACAGCGTATCCGTTGGCGTCAACCCCACCGAGTACGACATGGATGGCGACACCATGGTTGTCACAGCAGCGGATTGGATGGAATTGTCATTAGTACCCATTCCAGCGTTCGCCGGTGCTACTATCACAGATGTCGCGGCCTCGGCCGCAACAATTCCCGACGCAGTTTCATCCACTACAAACCCAAAGGAAACAGCAGTCGTGGAAGCAGAAAAGTCCGTGGAAATCGAAGCGGCAACACCAACCGCACCAGTACCCGCGCAGCCAAAGCGCAAGTTTGACCTGCCAACACCAGGCGAATACATGGCCGCTATGCACATCGGTGGCACCACGTTTGCAAACGTCGCAGCCGCAGCGCGTGACTACATGCTTAGCAAGCAAACCGCGCTTCAGGCCGCAGCAGGTGACACTCTCACCACCGACACCCCTGGTCTTTTGCCGGTGCCGGTTCTCGGCCCCGTGTTTGACGATCTCAACTACATCCGCCCCGTAGTTGCAGCTGTCGGCGCTCGAGCAATGCCAGACGGCGGCGCACAAAAGACGTTTATTCGCCCAACGTGGACAACGCACCCATCAGTTGCGGCACAGTCGCCGGAATTGAACCCTGCGTCGGCCACTACGCCAGTCATCGCGTCAAACGTCGTCACCAAGACCACGCTTGCAGGCCAGGTCACGCTGTCGGTGCAGGACATCGACTTCACTAGCCCCGGGGCCTTGGAAATCATCCTGCGCGACCTCGTCGGGCAATACATGTTGGCCAGCGACAACGTGGCCGCAGACGCAATTACCACAGGTGCAACCGCATCAGGCGCAACCTGGACAGTTGCATCGACTGACCCATCAAGCCTGTTCAACGCGCTCTACACTGCCGCGTACAACATCCTTGGCGCTACCAACTTCTTGCCCGACCATGTGTTCGTTGATCCGAACGTGTGGCTCTACATGGGCAAGCAGCTTGACGCCGACAAGCGCCCCGTGTTCCCATACGCAGGCGCCGCAGGCCTCATGGGTGTCAACGCAGCAGGCACCGCCAACATCACCCAAATGAACACGTTCAACCCGTTTGGCCTCAACTTGGTTGCCGACCGCAACTTCGCAGCATCCACTTTGGTTGTCGCTCGCGGCCAAGCCATCGAGTTCTACGAGCAGGTCAAAGGCATCATGTCCGTTGAGGTTCCGTCAACCTTGGGCCGCACGTTCAGCTACTACGGCTACGTCGCCACGTTCATCGCAGACAGCACCCAGGTTCAGAAAATCACGATTGCCTAATTAGGAAAGGCGGCGGCCGTGGCCGTTTATACAGTCATAGCGCATCAGCGCCTCGACGACTACGCGGTCGTACAAACGCTTACAGACACACCCATAGAGCCAGGGCAGTCAATCACGTTGGCTGGCCTAGGCCATGGGCTGAATGGCGCACACACTGTCCTCTTTTGCCCGCAATACGCGTTCATCGGCATTGAAACAAACGATGGCGAGTGGCTGTACGACGCAAACGTGCCACGCGCTAACCAAGTGCTGTTCTACGACGCAGGCGATGACCTTGAATGGTCAACAGCAGTACCAACCGGCACGTTGACATGGACACAAACCTGCACCTGGATAACCGGCACCAACATCAGCGACTACCTGCAAATCCCGCTAACCAGCGCCGGTGCAGCAACACTGTTGACACAGTGCGCAGCCGCAGCCAACGCGTTTGCGTACCGTCGCCGTGTTGAAGCGGGCTACCTTGAAGACAGCCTCACTACCAGCCCTGGTGGCGATGTCACCCTCGGCACAATCATGGTTGGTGCCGCGTACTTCCGTCAGCAAGGCTCATTCACCAGCCTCGCATCATTTGACGGCATGGGCGCACCACCAAGCACCGGCCTTAGCCCCATGGTCATGCAGCTGCTTGGTATCAACCGCCCACAGGTTGCCTAATGACCTACACCGACCTATTTAACGAAGCAATCGACGACCTGCGCACCACCCTGGCAACCATCAGCGGCCTGCCAGTGGCTATCGATCCGCGCCACATCACCACCAGCTGCGTGTTCATTGACGCACCCACATTTGAGGCTTGGAACTACAACATCGTGCGCCTCGACTTCCCCGTGAAAATAATTGGCAGCGGCCCTGGCAACCTTGACGCGCTGCGCGACATCCTCGGCATCGTCGCCAAAGTGCTAGCCAAAAATGTGGCCGTCAAATCAGGCCAACCAACCGTGGTGTCAATTGGCGGCCAGGATTACCCCGCCTATGACATACTGATTAGCATGCAGGCACAAACAGCATGAAGTACCGCGTCGTATCCCCGCGCGTCGGCACCCCAGGCGAAATGTACGAACCCGAAATATGGGTCAACCTTGGTGCGCTACTCGACGGCGGTTTCATTGAACCAGTCGAGAAGAAACCTGCACCCGACAAGCCTGCAAAGGCTAAAGTATCCAAGAAAGCGGCACCCGACGCCACCAGCGCCCAGGAGTAGCCCATGGCAACCAGCACCTACCTGTCAAACCCAGTCGTAACCGTTAACAGCATTGACTTGTCAGATCAATGCACCGCCGCGACATTCACGCAACGTTACGACCAGCTCGAGTCCACCGCGTTTGGTGACACAGCCCGCAAGTACGTTGCAGGCCTCGGCAACCACGAAATCACATTGTCGTTCTACATGAGCTACGCCACCAGTGAAACATTTGCAACGCTAGAAAACATTGTCGGTGGCGTCGTTACCGTGATTGTCAAGCCAGCCGTCGGCGCAGACAGCGCAACCAACCCAGGCTTCACCCTTACCGGTGCGCTATTGCCCGAGCTGCCCGTCATCAACGCCACCATGGGAGAACTATCCACCATCGACGTCACGTTCGTCGGCGGTGTGTACAGCAAAGACGTAACCCCGTAAGGACAGGAGTCCCGACATGCAAATAACCATCCGCATCGACCTAGGTACTGACACGCACCAAGTCAGCACCAATTTGTGGGTCATAACCCAATGGGAACGCAAATTCAGGCGCAAAGCTAGCGACCTAGCCCAAGGCATCGGCGTCGAAGATTTGGCGTACTTGGCGTACGAGGCTTGCAAGGTTCACGGCATTACGGTGCCAGCCGCGTTTGACGACTTCATCAAAAAGCTGCACAATATCGAAGTAGTCGACCAAGAGCCTGAAAACCCTACCGAAGCGGCACCTACCGGCGACAACTAGCAGAACTGTTAGTAACAACCGGCTGGTGGCCGCCTGAAGTAGAATTCACCACAGCAGACCTGGCCACCGTGGCCACCGTCATGAAAGAACAACGGCGGCGCCTATGACAGCCACAGTCAAAACGGAAGTGGTAGGTGCCAAAGAAGCCGTCAAAGGCTTGCGCAAAATCGACCCCGAACTGCGCAAACAATTTAACCGTGACGTCAAAACCATTGCCGCGCCCGTCGTCGACGCTGCTCGAGGCGCCTACCCTGACATGCCATTGTCGGGCATGTCGCGCATTTGGTCAGCCGGTAGCCGCCAATTGTTGCCTTGGTCGGCATCAAAAGCTCGATCAGGTGTTCAGGTCAAAATTGACACCAGCAAGCGCGCCGTGTCCGTTATCCGCATCCAGCAGAAAGATGCGGCGGCCAGCATCTATGAACTGGCAGGCAAAAAAGGCACGAACCCCAAGGGCCGCGCATTTATCAACAACCTCGAGGCGCGTTTCGGTCGCGCACAGCGCGTGTTGTGGCCGACGTATGAACGAAACAGCGCAGAAGTCACTAGCCGCATGCGTGACACCGTGTTGGCCGCGTCACGGCAAGTAGAACAGGAACTTGGCTAATGGCTATCTCCATTCCCATCATTAGCGAATTTGACGGCAAAGGCGTACAGAAAGCCGTTCAACAATTTAAGGATTTGGAAACCGCAG